TGTAACTAAATTAGTTTATTTTGGACCTCAAAATAATTTGACAATCCAAGAAATTTTATCTAATGTTTCTAAATCATATGATACTGATAAGGAAGGCGAGTATCCCTTATTTGAAATTGAATGTAAAGACATATTTCCAATTGAGGAAACGTTATTACCAATTTCAAAAAGAAAAATATCATCTTTCATAAATCAACAAGGTAATGTTAGAAAACAAAAAAAATTATTAAAGTAGAATGGGTTTTAATAAGAGATACATAAGTGAAAAAATGGTGAATGAGTATATCTCATCACAACAATCTCTTGAAAAACTATTTAATGCTGATGCGTTCATGTTCACCGATGAGATTTCAAACAAAGTTTATAAATGGTTTTGTGATGGATTGAACATTGAAGATATTAAGAATAACATAAAACAATATCATGAATCAAGAACAGTATAAATTATTAACATCAAAACTAAGATTACCTGTTCACATCTCCTACATAAGTAGTTATATTTTAAGGGTGTCTGAAGAAGAAACATTAAAAATATTAAATGAATTGATAGAAAAAGGTGAAGTCAAAGAGAGCGAAATATCAAAAGGGTACTACGTTGTTCAAAGCAAATAGGTATGTTGTTGACGGACATGGTTTGCAATATACTTTCAAACTTTTTAACTTTGCAAATACTATATAACAAATATTAATTAATATGAAACAAATACTAGAATATGTATGGTTGGATGGTCATACACCAGAACCAAATTTAAGAAGCAAAATTAAAGTCGTTGATTTAGAGGTAAACGGTGTTGAAGATATTCCTGAATGGAATTTTGATGGTTCATCAACACAACAAGCGGACGGTAATCATTCTGACTGTGTATTAAAACCTGTGAGACTTTATCAGAATTATAGCAAAAGAACAAAAATTTATGTTTTTTGTGAGGTTATGAATCCTGACGGAACACCACATACTACAAATACAAGAGCCTCCATTGAAGATGATAAAGATTTTTGGTTTGGTTTTGAACAAGAATATTTTATTAGGGAAGGTAAACATCAACCTGTTTTAGGTCATTCTAATAAATATAGAAATCCTTACTTAGGGTTAGAACCTCAAGGTAAATACTACTGTGGTGTTGGTTCTAATGTTGTAGGTAGAGATTTTGTAGAAGAGCATATGCAGTTTTGTTTAGACATGGGTATTGATATTACAGGTATTAACGCTGAGGTTGCTTTAGGTCAATGGGAGTATCAAGTCTTCAGTAAAGGAACATTAAAGGCTTGTGATGATTTATGGATGGCCAGATATTTTATGGAAATTGTCTCAGAAAAGTATGGTTATAGTGTTGAATATCATCCTAAACCATTAGGTGAAAGTCAAGATTGGAATGGTTCAGGGTTACATACAAACTTCTCAACTAAAAAAATGAGAGAGGTTGGTGGAGAAGAATATTTCAACTCAATATTCAGTTCAATGGATATTCGACAAAAAAAACATATTGAAGCTTATGGTTCTGACAATTATATGAGATTGACAGGTAAACATGAAACACAATCTATCAATAAGTTTAGTTGGGGTATTAGTGATAGAGGTGCTTCAATAAGAGTTCCAATTCAAACTAGTAAAGAATGGAAAGGTTATTTAGAAGATAGAAGGCCATCGTCTAACGCAAATCCATATAACATAGTTAGAGTAATTTCAGAAACTATCAAAATGGCGAATGAAATTAATACCACAAAAAATAATATGTTTTCAAATGTGGGTATGAAACAATTCGATGAAATTGCTTCAAAATACAATGGAATTTTAAGAACTGATGAATTACTTAGTGAATATCAAAATGACGGTGAAGATACTCTATCAAATAGTGTGACTCATAGTAAAAATGAACCCATCACTGAATTAAAATTTGATTTAAATAACATAAAAAAAGAAACAGGAACAATTTATAACGATTAATTATGGGCGAACAAGTTAATCATCCAGTCCATTACGGGGGAGAATCAAATCCATACGAAGCAATCAAAGTAATTGATGCTTGGGAACTAGGATTTTCTCTTGGAAATACGGTAAAGTACATCTCAAGGGCTGGTAAGAAAAATAAAGAAAAAGAATTAGAAGACCTAAAGAAGGCTCTTTGGTATCTCCAACATCATATTCAAAAACTTGAAGAAAATGGAATGGGACAGAGATGAATTGCAAGGTAGAACTAAAGAACAAGTTGAAAGAAATTACAAAACTTTAAGTTTGTTTATTAAGTTTTTTTTTCTTACTATTATTATAATGGTTTTGTTAAGTTTGCTTGGTGTTTAGTGCGAACTTCTCCACATTAACATATATTTATTAGTATGGTGAAGTTATTTTTAAATGAAGATTTAGTTATAGAAAAATATATTGAATTAAAAAACATTCATAAAGTTGCAAAATACTTTAATGTTTCTGTCACACCAATATCTAAATTACTTAAAAATAAAAATATTGAATTAACAAACAGAAGACATAGGATTAATGATGAATATTTTGATATTATTGATTCAGAAGAAAAGGCGTATTGGTTGGGATTCTTATTTGCGGATGGTTATATCAGGGAAAGAAAATCAGGTAATTCTTTAGAATTAAAATTATCTATTAAGGATAGGGAACATCTTGAGTTATTTAAAAAATGTCTTGAATCAACACACAAAATAGTAACTTCAGTTAATGAGGTGAAATATAAAAATGGTACATCAAAATCAGAAATGTGTCATTTAGCAATATATTCAAAAAAATTGGTTGAATCTATAAAAACTAAAGGAATCCATTCAAGAAAAACTTTTACAATAAAGAAACCAAATATAAATTCAAAATTAATGAATCATTTTGTTAGAGGGTATTTTGATGGTGACGGTTCTTTTTCTTTTAATCCTAACAATTATAGTATAAAAACTCAGATTGTTAGTGCTTCTGATGAATTTATAAATTTTATAATTAGCGAATTGGGTAAAAATGGTATTAAAATAAATTTGTATTCAAATATTAAATTACAGATACAGAATAAAATAGACAATATAAAATTTTATAACTACATTTATGGTGGGTCTAAAATTTTTTTAAAAAGAAAAAAAGATAAGTATGAACATTTTAGAAAATATTACGGGTACGATAATTAATGGTGATTGTATCGAGGTTATGAAAACACTCCCAGAAAACAGTGTCGACCTTATTGTGACATCACCTCCATATAATTGTAACATAGATTACGATACACACATAGATAATTTAACTATGGATGATTATTGGAATTGGACTGAAAAATGGTTGACTGAATCATATAGAGTTATAAAAGAAGATGGCAGAGTATCTATTAACATTCCTTACGAAGTAAATGTACAAGAAAGAGGTGGTAGGGTATTCTTTGTATCAGAATTTTATCAGATTATGAAGAAAGTTGGATTTAAATTTTTTGGTGTTGTTGATTTAGAAGAAGATAGTCCGCATAGAAGTAAAACAACTGCTTGGGGAAGTTGGATGAGTTGTAGCTCCCCATATATATATAACCCGAAAGAGTGTGTTATTTTGGGATATAAAAAACATCATATCAAAAAGGTAAAAGGTGAACCACAATGGAAAGGTGAGGTTGTGAATGTAGAACAAGAAGACGGAACAATTAAAAAGAAAACTGTTTATTCTGAAGAGAATAAAAAAGAGTTTATTAGTTTAGTTTATGGACAATGGAATTACTTTGCCGATACAAGAAGTTTAACAAAGGCGACATTTTCAATGGATATACCAACCAAAGCAATTAAGATATTGACTTACAAAAATGATGTTGTTTTAGACCCGTTTGCGGGTTCAGGAACCAGTATGGTTGCTGCTGAGATATTAGACAGGAGATGGATAGGTATTGAGTTAAGTCCTAATTATTGTGAAATCGCAAGAAATAGGGTCCAACATTTTGTGGATGAGAAAAAACAAGTTAAATTAGAATTTAATTAATTGAGGACTAATAATCCTCTTTTTTGTTTTTAAGATATTTATATAAAAATATCATAAAATGAGTCGAGTTATAACTGAATCAGAATTAAAAGAAAGAATATACGAAATATATCAAGAAGAATTTGTAAGCATTCTTGATGAAAAATGGAATAAATTATCAATTAAAGATAAGCGTATTGTTTTTGAAATGTTGAAAACGATATATCCTGATAAAAAAACAATTTTAAAAGAGTCTAAGTGGTATAACACACTTGGGGACATTGTGGGTATATTTGACCCAACAGGTGTTGTGGATTTGGTCAACGGTATTAGTTATTGGAGACAAGGTGATAAATTATTTGCCGTGTTATCATGGGTGTCCGTAATACCATATTTAGGTGATTTATTAGCTAAACCTGTTGTTGGAGCCTTAAAAGTTGGTGGTGCGACTACCAAAGCTTTTAAAGCGGCGGCATTAACGGGTGATGCTGCTAAGATTGCTGAGACCGCTAAAGCTGCGGGTGGTCCTGTTGCTAAATTTGTTGAGAAAGCACCAACATGGGGCTCAAAATTGGTTGAAATTTTAAGAAATTCAGTTGGTAGAGTTCCTGGTCTTGGTAAAGGATTGGTTAATGCCGTTGAGGAGTATGTTAAAATATTTTCTAAAGCTAAAGGATTAAGTAAAACGGGAAAATTAATAAGTGCTGAGAAAGCATTAACCGCGGCTGAGAAACAAACATTGTTAAAAAATATTGCGAAAGAGGAAGGAAGACTTTTCAGAGGACATAAAGATGTTCAAAACTCTTGGTTAAAATATATGAAATCTGATGCTACTTTGGGTCAGAAATTTTTTGCTGGGGTTCCAAGAATATTCGGAGGTAATCCTGCAACTAGGTCTTTAATGAGAAGAACTAAAACTTATTTAGGGTTTCTAGATTGGTTGGGTGTTGCAAATTTTGTTGGTCCCGAGGAGTTAGAAAATATGGTACCTGATGCTGAAAAAAAGTGGGAACAATATTCTCAAACACCACAAGCACAACAAACGTGGTCATCTGAGATGGGATTAACACAACAAGCTCCTCCACCTCCACCACCAGCACCAACACAACAAAGTGGTGGTTTAGGTAAAGGTGGGGATGTGTTTTCATCACTATTAGGTAGCTTACTTGGTAGTACAACAAAATTGGTTTAAATGAAAAAAATATTAAAAGAAAGCGGTCTTAGAGACATCAATAAGTTATCCAAAAGATATCCAAAAGCTGAAATTTATTTTCATCAAGATTTGGATGGGGTAACTACTGCGTTGGCGATGAAAAACTACTTAGAAAACAATGGTATCAAAGTGGTTGATGCTCACATTATACAATATGGGGATAAAGAATTTGCGGTAAAGAAAAACGATGCTCAAGGTGATACAATGCCCGTGTTAGTTGACTTTGCACACGGTAAACCAATGTTTGTAATTCACACTGACCACCATGATAGACAAGCGGGTGCTGAAGACACAAAATCAACTTCATTTAGAGCTTCACGTTCTAATGTTGAAACAATATCTCAAGTTGTTTCACCCAAAGATATTTTTACACCTGAAGATATTCAATTAATATCTATGGTTGATTCCGCTAACTACGCGGCAAATGAAGTTAGTGTTGATGAGGTTATATCATACTTGTTTAAATTAGATAAAGATTCCTCGCTTGCCAAAAATAAGAGAGCTCTCGGTTTAGTTGTGAATAAATTACTTTTAGCATTTAAAAACAAGCCTGGGTTTCTTGAAGAATTAGTTTTAAAATCTTCACCATCATTACTTAATATTACCATGAATATTAAAAGAATCATGCGAGAAAAAGGATTTGCTGGTGTTGAAGAACTTGAAAAAAATAAGTTAGCCTACATTGAACAAATGAAAACAAGTCCAAACGTAAAAGTTATGGGTAATATAATCGTTCAATATGGTGGTGGTGTTATGATGAAGCCAGGTTCTTATGACAGGTACACACCATTTAAAAACAACCCTGATGCCGATTTTTTAGTCATCGCTTGGCCTTTGGGTTTAGTTCAGGCGTCTTGTAATCCATTTAAGAAAGAAAGAGAATTAAAAGGTGTTAATTTAGGTGAAATAGCTCAGGAAGTACTATCAAAATGGGAATCACAATTAAAAGATAGACAGATACCTTTATCAACAATTAAATGGATTTCAGAATCATCTAAAGATTTTGGTGGTGAATCTGTTGGTTTTACTTTTAAAGATTTTGTTGCATTGTATGGTGATAGTTTTAAAACTATGGATGATGGTAAACAAATTTTAACATATATTGGTAAGATAATGGAAAAACCATTTAGTGAGTTAAACGAGAGTGAAATGGAAGTTTTGGATAAAGTAACGATAAATGCTTGGGATTTAATTCAATCTAATAGTGGAGGTCATAAATGTATTACCAACATTTCAGGGTTAAATTATTTAGGAAGGTCTAATAGACCACCACAAGGTAAATACAAATATAATCCCGAGTCAGAGGACACCCCTTATATTAAGTTCACTAAAATGATACAAAACGAATTTGTTAAAGTATTACAAGAGAAAATTAATTCTAATTAAAATCAACAATATCACCTTCAGTAATATCTAGTTGTTTACAAACACCACCTTCAATTTCTAAAACCAAATCACCGTTCCCACAGTAATTCACGCAGTCTTCAATCTTACAGGGAGGACAATTATGATGTATTTTACTTATTGTGTTATTCTGAATAAAAATGATGTCCAAGGGTATAATACAGTTTTTCATCCAAAAACAATGTTGACCTGAACCCATCATAAATAACATACCATTAAAAGATGAATCAAATTTCCTACCCATCATACCTTTTGACGTGTCTTTTTCGGTAAAAACTGGTTTTACTTTAAATGTTTCGTTATTTATATTTATTAACATAATGATAAATATTGAATGTAATGGAAATAATTAAAAGATATTCAGGTATTTTAGTAAAACACTGTTTAAAGTGTTTTAGAACCTTTTATTAAATTATCTTTCGACCATAATGGTTGGAGATTTGTATGATGATTTAATTTATATAACTCTTCCTCGTTTTTAGCAGATGATAACGGTATTATATGGTCAATATGAATTTCCGACCCCAATTTATCCCAACACATTCCTTCAGTAAATAATGATTCAAAATAAATCTTAAATGATTCGTAATCACAACCAAGAATTTCTGTAGTGGTGAATTTTTTATTTTTAATATATCTCAATATCGTGTTTCGTAATATTTTTTTTAACTTATATAAATTATCGGAACCCGATTTTAATTTTTCATAATTTCTTCTATACTCTTTAATTTTTTCTTTATTTTTTTCTCTCCACTCTTTAGTTGAATTTTTTATTTTTTCTTTATTGTGTATTTTCCATTCTCTATTTCTAATAATCTCTGAATCTTTATTTTTTTCTCTCCATTTTCTTGTTTTATTATTCATTCTTTCTTTATTTTCAGTGTAATATTTACGTGATATTTCTAACACTTTATGTGGGTTATTGACCCTCCAATTTCTATTTTGGGATAACACGCATAATTTACAGGTGCCTCGTTTACCATCTTTGGTAGTGGTATCTGAATAAAATTCACAAACATTCTTTTCTTTACCACATTTTTTACAAATCTTTGTTTCCATAATATTTTTTTAATAAAGATTCAATTAATCTTGATTTGTTTATCATTTCATCATCCATTTTCTTAAAAATTTTTGGGTCTAAACTAATTGCAAATTTAATTTTCTTATCCTCTTCTTTTTT